AATGCAAAAACTTGGTGTGCTAATCAGGCAGAATTAACAAGAAAAATTTTATATTCTTCAAACTTCTATCAACTTCTTCCTGAAGTGTATGAACAGCTTGGAGTTTTCCTATTCTCTTGTATGTCTATGGAAAAAGATTATGAGAATGTAGTAAATTTTAAAGTGCTTCCAATCGGTTCTTATTACTATGCGAAAGATAGCAGAGGTGTTGTTGATACTGTTTGCCGTAACTACATGGAAAGTGCTAAAAACCTTGTTGAAAGATATGGATTAGAAAATTGCTCTGATGCTGTTCAGCAAGTTTATAAAACTAGACCGAATGAATTATTTGAGATTGTTCATTTTGTTGAGCCTAATAGGGAATACAAAGAAGGTTCACCTTTATCAGCTCAAAAGAGATTTATTTCTGTTACTTATGAAGTTGGCAATGGTGCAACAGGCTTTTTGAAAAAAGCAGGTTTTGATAAATTCCCTTATGTTGTTTTTGAAGCAAGCTGCAATGGTGAAGATGCTTACCCTTCAAAGGGATGTGGTGTTTATGCTTTACCTGATGCAAAACAGTTAATGACAATGATTAAGGAACTTGGAAAAGCTGTTAAGAAAATGGTATCACCTGCTTATCAAGGTCCTTCTAGTTTAAAGAATAAAAAGCTCTCTGATAATCCTGCATACTTCAATGAAGATGGTGATGGAACAGGTGCAGGTATTAGACCAATCCATGAGGTTAATCCACAAGTATTGGAATTGAAAACAATAATTGCTGAATTAAGAGAAAATATTAAATCAATTTTTTATAATGATTTATTTGCAATGATTTTGAATACTGCTGAAAGAGGTAGAACTGCAACAGAAGTCAATGAATTAAAAGAAGAAAAACTTGTTCTTCTTTCACCTCTATTAGAGCAAATTCACACAGCTCTTAAACAAATTCTTGATTGGATATTTTATGCAGAGATGGAAGCAGGTATTCTTCCACCTGTTCCACAAGAATTGGAAGGGGAAGAAATTGAGATTGAATTTATTTCAACTCTTGCACAAGCTATGAAGGCACAAAACATTGCTTCAATGGAAAGATTTATTACTTTTACAGCAAATATGGCACAAGCTGTTGATCCTGTTCTTTTAAAGAAAATCAGAGGGGAAAATATGATTGATGATTATGCCGATTTTGCAAATATAGATCCTAATCAAATTGCTCCTAATGAAGAACTTGAAGAATTAAGAAAAGCTCAAGCAGAAAAACAAGCACAAACCGAACAGATGCAGCAGCTTCAAGCAGGTTCAGAAATGATTAAAAACATTGGTGGCACAGATAGTTACGGTGCTGATTTATTAAGAAGGTTAGGAATGGGTTAATGTATAACGAGATTGATTTAAAGAATATGGTTAGAAATGTTTCTAACTCTCCGGATGGTTTAGAGTTTATATATTTTTTGCTTGATAACTTCGGAACTTTTACTTGCAAAGTGAATTTGAATAATTCCGAATTACACAATATAGCTAATGCCATCAAAAGAGAACAAGGTGAATTTATTCTTGACCTATTGAGAGAATACAATTTTGAAAAGTTTATAGAGGTACAACGAAAGAGGAGAAATGAAAAATGTCAGAAAACAATGAATTAAACAATCAAATTACTGATAATGCTGCTAATCTTCAAGATGGTGCAAACCTTCAAGATGGTGCTGATGGCGGTAATGACGATTTGAACAAAAGCTCTCAAGATGGCGGTGATGGTGCTGCTGATGATGGAGCAAACAAAGAAACTGATAAATCCGGTGGAGATGATACCGGTATTTACGGAGCTCCGGAAGCATACAATTATGAAGCAATCAAACTTCCGGAAGGTTATGAATACGATAAAGATATGCTTAAAGAGTTTGATGCACTCAACAAAGAAACTAATCTGTCGCAAGCTCAAGCGAATAAGTACATGGAGTTTGGTTTAAAACTTGCTCAAAAAAGTGCCGAAAATGTACCGGAGATATTAAAGCAAGTTCATCAAGCTAAAGTTACTCAATTCCAACAAGCTCTTAATACAGATAAGGAAATTGGTGGCGGTGATAAAGCTAAAATGAACGCATATTTGGATATAGCCGATAAGGGCTATACTGCTTTTGCTAATGATGAAGTAAAAGCGGTTCTTGCTGATGCCGGTCTTAATTACCATCCGGCAATAGTTAAGATGTTCCATAGAATAGGTGAACTTGTAGGAGATGATAAGGTATTTGCTCCGAAAACTCCAACGGGTTCTCCGGCAGATCCGGCAGATATTCTTTACGGCTCAAATTCAAATGGTAATTAAAATTGTATTAGCTTAAAAAGAAAAGGAGAAAAAAATGGCTACAGTAGGAAACACTTATTTAACCTTAAAAGACATGTACTCACAAATGGAAGGTGATGGAAAAGTAACTGCAACGATTATTGATTTGTTTGCTCAATCCAACACTCTTTTAGAAGATGCCGTTACTATTGAATGTAATGATGGCACTTCTCACAAAACAACAGTTAGAAACGGTTTGCCTGAACCTGAATTTAGAAAATTCTATCAAGGTGTAAAATGTCAAAAAGGTGATTACACTCAAGTAACAGATACAACTGCTATGCTTGATGATTATTCACTTGTTGATAAAAAACTTGCAGACCTTAATGGAAACACTAACCAATTCAGATTGAATGAAGCAGAAGCTCACATTCAAGGTATGAATAACAAGGTTCAAACAAACATCTTCTACGGCAACAAAGGTAAAAATGATGCTTCTTTTGATGGTTTGGCAACTCGTTATAACAAAATTTCCACTACAAAAGGCAATATTGGTTATCAGATTTTATCTGCCGGCGGTAGCGGAAGTGATAATACTTCAATTTGGTTTGTTACTTGGGGTAATAAACACACTCACCTTCTTTATCCGAAAGGTTCTAAAGCCGGCTTGCAGCATGTGGATAAAGGTCAAGTAACTGCTCAAGATGCTAGCGGAAACGATTTTGAAGCATATAGAGATTACTTCTCTTGGGATGTTGGTTTAACTGTAAGAAATTACAGAGCAAACGGAAGAATTGCAAACATTGATGTTTCAGATTTATCCGGTAGTAACGCTGCTGATTTAATTACTTTGATGGTTCAAATGTATCATAGAATTAAAAAACACGCAAAAGGCGGCAAGACTGTTATTTATGTAAATGAAACAATTGAAACATTCTTGCACTTACAAGCTATGAATAAGACTAATGTAAATCTTACTCTTGGCGAATTTGCAGGTCAGCCTGTTGTTAAATTCTTGGGTATTCCTGTTAAATGCTGCGATCAAATTCTTGATACAGAAGCAACTGTTTCTTAATTGAGGAGATAAGTAGGGAGAAAGAGTTTTGAGTGTTTACTCTCTTAAACACTCTTTTATTTGTTAATACTTTTAAAATAGGAGAATAAAAAATGTTATACGATTTAGAAAATATTTTTTCAAATAATCAAGCAGTTACGGCTGATGCTGCTTCAACAAATGTAATCAAAATTACAAACGGTCAATTAAAAGAAGTTGCTTTTGGTACTCCAATTCCATTACGCATACAAGTTACGGAAGATTTTGCAACTTTAACTTCTTTAGAAATTAAAGTGCAAACTGCAACTGATGAAGCATTTACAACTCCGGTTGATTTAGCTTCTACCGGAAGCATAGCAGCAGCTTCATTGAAAGCCGGTTATGTAGCTCCGATTAACTTTATTCCTAAAGGTAATCTCGGTTACTTGCGTCTTTACTATGATGTAACAGGCTCAAATGCAACAGCAGGCAAAATCACAGCAGGCATTGTTGCTGCTAATGAAGGTTCTTATCACAATATGTAATCAAAAAATCCGGATGCGGATAATACTACATCCGGATTTTTTTAAATCACATTAAGAAAAAGGGAATACAAAAATGGAAGAACAAAGTTTAAAAATCAATATTTCTAAAGAACCGGAAAAACCTAAATATGATGAATGGGAAATTAAAAATGCCGTTAGAACTTTGATTGAAGCGGAAGAAATTAAAAACAATGCTGAGCTCATGGCTCTCGTTGCTCCGGAACTTGAAAAGCAAGCTAAAGCAACTAAAAACGCTGCTGAAATATTGTACGGAAACAAGGAGAATAATAATGGCTAAAATAAAAATCAAAGTTACAAAACTCGCATATTATAATGACAATTTGGTTTATCCGAATGAAGTTATTGAGTATGAAGGAAAAGTTCCTTCTTGGGGAACATTAGCAAATGGCAAGGATGTTCCTACAAAAAAAGATA